CTGCTGGTATTGCCCTAAGTATTGCATCACAAGGTATTGAAGTGCATTGGGCATCAACAGATTTTGTAATGGAGCGTGGGGGAGTTATTTGATTACTACTGAGAATCAAGATTACTTGCGAGCATGGATTGAACGCATACTTTTTCAGAAATTTGGCGATGAAGCCAAGTTTATAGGGCAAGAAAAAGATGGTAACTTGGTAGCAGTAGTAGCTTTCACTAACTTTATACCCAATGCCTGTGCAATGCACATAGCAAGTGTTGGTGAATACTGGATGGATAGAAATTTATTGTGGGCTTGTTTTGATTACCCCTTTAACAAATTGGAAAAAAAGGTTATATTAGCGACTATGGAAGCTTCAAATGAAGAAGCCATAAAACTAAACCGACACCTTGGTTTCCAAGATAAAGCGTTAATTGAAGATGCTCACGAAAATGGGGATTTACTTTTAATGGCGATGAGAAAAGAAGATTGCAAATGGCTAAATCTTCGTTGCTCATTACGCAAGAAACTAGGAGATTGATATGGGCGGTGGTGGCGGTTTATTAGGTGGTGTAACAAATGCGTTGTTTGGTAAGCCAAGCACACCAGCTACACCTGATTACACAGGGGCAGCACAAGCAACTGCACAAGGCAACTTGGATGCTGCAAGGGCAGCCACGGCAGCTAATCGTGTTAATCAAGTCAATCCTTATGGTTCACTAAATTACTCAATTACTGGTCAAGACCCTTACGGCAATCCTACATGGACTGCTACGACTTCACTAAGCCCTGACCAACAAGCTCTATACAACTACGACATTGCCACATCCAAAGGTTTGGGGCAGTTGCAACAAAAAGGTCTTGGTTATGTAAGCAATATGCTTGACCAACCATTCAGCACACAAAATTTGGCTCAATTTGGCATTAAGGGTGGCGAAAACTACGAAGATGCCATCATGCGTAGGCTTGCTCCAACAATTGCTGCTGAAACTAAGTCATTTGATGCACAAATGGCAAACCAAGGCATTCCTGTAGGTTCAGAAGCTTACGAAAATGCTAGACGAGTGTTTGATGCTCGTCAAAACGACAAGCTTACAAGTGCAATCACAGGCGGTTTTGATGTTGGCTCAAGAATGCGACAACAACAGTTTGGTGAGCAAGCTTATATGCGTAATGAACCAATCAATACGCTAAACGCAGTTCGTTCAGGATCACAAGTTACAGGGCCAAGCGGTTACTTTGTTAATGCACCGCAACAAGCAACAACAAGTGGTGCTGATTACCTAAGTGCTGCTGGCATGACAGGTAATGCTGCTATTGCACAGGCAAACGCAGAAAACGCACAAAGAAACGCCATGATTCAAGGCTTGTTCAGTATTGGTAGTTCAGCTGCTGGGAAGAAATAATGGACTATATGAAAATGATTGAATTGGGTGGCATTAACCCAACCATGATGCAGAACAACCAATCTGCACAAACTCAACAAGCTATGCAATATGGCAATCAGTTGGCTAACCAAGCTTTAACTGGTAACGGCTTTAGCCCACAACAAATGGCTCAAGCATTAAGACAGTCAAACCAACCTATGCAGTTATCTGATGCCCAAAAAGCAGAAATTGAGCAATTAGGCTCTAACTCATGGAATCCATATAGCGATTACAACCGTGGAACAAACGGCTTTGGGAATTACGGAGAATAATATGGCAGAGCAAATCCTACCTGAAATGCAAGACATCACTCGCCAAAGAGAAATGGCGAAAATGTTGCTTCAGCAAGGCATGAATACTAGCGACCTAGGCGGTCAAATGGTTTCAGGTCGTTATGTTGGTGCTAGTCCATTACAAGGTATTGCTAAGGTTTACCAAGCTTACACAGGTCGCAAAATGGCTGAAGAAGCTGACCGCAAGCAACAAGAATTGGCTGATATGTTGCGTAAACAGACCATGCAAGACATTCAGGCTTATGGTGAAGCCGTTACTCCTAGGGCTGGCGTTGAAGCTCAACCTGAGTTTATTCCTCAAGGTCAAACTATGCTTGATGACCAAGGTATGCCGACAATGGGTTACAAGCCACCAGTTGAAGCTATCCCTGAGAAGAAGGCTGATTACAACAAGGGCTTGGGCATTTTGCTTGGCTCACGCTCACCACAATCTCAAGCTTTGGCTCAAGCTTTACTTGCTGATCAACTTAAAACACAAATATTGCCTGAAGGTGGCACTATTGTTAGAGGTAGCATTGGCGGTACTGGTGAAACAGTTACAAGTGGCCCTAAGAAAACTACTGAGCAAAAAGAATATGAGTTTGCTAAGTCACAAGGCTTCCAAGGCTCATTTATGGATTATCAGACAGCCCTTAAAAAGGCTGGGGCTAATAATTTAACAGTTAATACTGGTCAGTCTTACACAAGTGCCTTTGGTAAAGGTATTGCAGACCAAGATTTAAATAAGTTTAATGCTGCTGATGCTGCACCAAAACAGATTCTTGATGCAAACAAAACACTTGAGTTATTAGATAAGGGTGCAATTACTGGGTTAGGGGCTAATTACAAGCTTAATTTAGCTAGAGCATTAAATGTTGTTGGTGCAAACAATGATGAAACCATTAAAAACACCGAACAATTGGTTGCTAATCGTGGTAAAGCAGTTCTTAACAACATCAGAACTTCAGGCTTAGGTGCTGGGCAAGGATTTACTGATAAAGACCGCCAATTCTTGGAAAATGTTGTTGGTGGAACGATTACGCTTAACGATAAAACATTGCGTGACTTAGCCAACCTTGAAATTAAGGCAGCCAATGCTTCTATTGATTCATGGAATAGCCGTGTTGATAAAATGCCACAAGAAGCTCTTGCTGGAACTGGAATCAGTAAGGTTCAAGCACCAAAAATTGAGCGAACTAAAACAATGCCACCACCACCTCAAATAGGTCAAGTAGTTGATGGTTATAGATTTAAGGGTGGTAACCCAGCAGACCCTAAAAACTATGAAAAGGTGAACTAATGGCTGCTCCTTGGGAAAAATATCAAGCAACACCTGAAGCTTCTGCTCCTTGGGAGCAATATGGTCAAGTAGAACCAACCCCTGTTTCTCAGCAACAATTTGGTGAAACTGGTGGCGGTGCTGCTACTGGTAGACCCATGCGTAATGTTCAGCTTAATGTTCAACCCCAACCACGCCCACTAGAATCTGTTGGTGCTGGGGCTGTTAAGTCAATGTTTATTGATCCAGTATTAGGCACAACAAAACTTCTTACAGGCGGTAATGTCGGTCAAGAAGCATCACAAAGATACGCTCAAGAAGCAGAACCATACAAAAAAGCATCACCTGTTGGCTTTGGTGTTGGTCAAGTGGCTGGCTCATTAGCCCCAGCATCTGCAGTTTTAAAGGGTTCTTCAATGATTCCTTCTTTTGCTGCATCTCCACTAGCTCAAAATGTCACTACGGGCACTATTATGGGGTTATTGACCCCTCAAGAAACAGGAAAAACTGGCGGTGATTTTTATACTCAACAAGCTAAAGAAGGTGCTATTGGTGCAACTATTGGTTTAGTGCCTACCGCTGGTGAAAAATTAGGCTCATTTTTAAGAGGAAAGCCACAAACTGCTGAAGTGACAGGTGCAATTGATAAAGCTAGGTCATTGGGCTATGTTATGCCACCTACCCAAGCAAATCCGTCTTTATTAAACCGCACTATTGAAGGCATTTCAGGTAAGGCTGCAACATCTCAAAATGCAAGTGCTAGAAATCAAGCCGTTACAAATAAATTGGCAGCTCAAGCTTTAGGTTTGGGTGATGATGCAGTATTAAATGCTCAAACTCTGCAAGATATTAGAAAAACTGCTGGTCAAGCTTACGAAAACCTAGGCTTATCAGGAACTATCAAGACAAGCTCTAAATACAACCAAGCTTTAGATGATATTGCTAAAGAAGCTGTGCAAGCTCAAAAAGGATTCCCAAACGCCAAGCCTAACGAAGTTATTGAGTTAGTTAATTCATTAAAATCACCTAGTTTTGATGTTAGTGCTGCTATGTCTAAGATTAACTTGCTTAGAGGTGATGCAGATAAGGCATTTAGACAAGGTGATTCTGCTTTAGGCAGAGCTAACAGAAAAGCTGCTGAAGTCTTAGAGAACACAATTGAAGCTCATTTAGGTAACACCAAGCAAACTGACCTTTTGGATAAGTTTAGAGATGCACGACAGTTAATTGCTAAGACTTATAGCGTTGAAAAGGCAGTAAACCCAGTAACAGGAACTGTTGATGCTAAGAAACTAGCAACACAATTAGCAAAAGGCAAGCCATTATCAGGCGAACTTAGAGATGTCGCTGAATTTAGTGCTAGATTCCCTAAAGCTACTCAAACAACTGAAGCTATGGGTAGCTTGCCACAATTTAGCCCATTAGATTACATGGCTGGCGTAGGTGGATCAATAGCTACTCAAAACCCAGCTTTGTTAGTTGCTGCTGCTGGTAGACCTGTTTTAAGAGAATTGGCTTTGTCTAGCCCTATTCAGAATAGATTAGCTCAAAGAACACCAAGACCATCATCTGAACTTGCTAGATTGCTTATGTTGCAACCAGCTAATCAAATAATAGGAGAGTAAATAATGTCACGCAACGGTTCAGGTACATATACCCTACCAGCTGGTAATCCAGTAGTAACAGGCACAAGCATTGCTTCTACATGGGCAAATACAACCATGACAGATTTGGCTAATGCCTTAACTGATTCATTGGCAGCGGATGGTCAAACGACCATGACTGGCAACCTAAAAATGGGTGGCAACAAGGTTACTGGCTTAGGCACAGGAACTCTTGGCACAGATGCTGCCAATGTGACCCAAGTAACGAGTGCTGTAGCTATTACAGGTGGAAGCATCAATGGTACGCCAATTGGTCAATCAACAGCTGCTGCTGGGGCATTTACTACTTTGGCAGCTAGTAGCACATTAGCGGTAACTGGTTATGCAACTTTTAGTAGTAATGGTGAGTTTAATGGTACTGGTGCTTTAAAACTGCCTTCAGGTACAACTGCTCAACAGCCTACACCTACAACTGGCATGGTTCGCTATAACAGCACAATTGGTCAATTTGAAGGTTATGGTGCAAGTTCTTGGGGTTCACTAGGTGGTGGTGCAACTGGTGGTGGATCAAATCAAGTTTTCGTATTAAATGACCAAACGGTCACAAATGACTATACAATACCTACTGGAAAAAATGCTTCAAGTGCTGGCCCTATCACGGTTGATACAGGCATAACAGTAACTATTCCAACCGACTCTACATGGGTCATTGTTTAAAGGATAAATTATGGCTGGAACGATAACCGCAACCACAATTCAGAACGATACAAGTAGCCCACCAACCTTTAGAAATAGCACAAGGGAAATTGGTACTTTATGTCGTGCATGGGTGAACTTCAACGGCACAGGAACTGTAGCTATTCGTTCATCATTTAATGTTAGCTCTATTACTGACAATGCCTTGGGTGATTACACAATAAATTTTACAAATGCTATGCCTGATGCAGATTATTCCATTGTAGCTTTTGCACAACAATCAGGCACAAAAATACTAATTAGCGGTAATCCTGATGGAGTTGCTCCGACTACAACGGCTTACAAATTGGTAACATCAAGTGGTGGTGGTGGAACTGCCCATGTAGATGCTACTTATGTTTTTGCAGCTGTATTCAGATAAGGATAAATCATGTCTACTTTAGTAGCTCAAACACTATCAAACGGAACAATAAGCACTAGCACAGCCAATGTGATTAACGGTGCAAAGGCTTGGGTTAATTTTAATGGAACAGGCACAGTAGCTATCAGGGCTTCTTACAATGTAAGCAGTATTACTGATAATGGTACTGGCGATTACACAGTTAATTTTACCAATGCTTTTGCAGATGCAAATTATTCTGTTGTTTGTGCAAATGGTGTTCTTGACGGAAATACTGCTAAAAGTATCGTTTCTATCAATAGAAACAATGCAAGTGGAGCAGAGGTAGCTCCTACTACAACTGCGGTGCGAGTTACTTCAGGGTCTTTCAGCAATGCCGACCTTGATGTGAAGTATTTTAATGTTGCAGTATTTCGCTAACCAAATTTATTAAGGAGTAAACCATGAACCAAAGAATTATTTACCCAACTGAAGATGGTGGCGTAGCTATCATTATTCCAGCAGTATCTGTTGAAGCAGCAATTAAAGATGTACCTGAAGGCAAGCCATACAAGATTGTAGAAGCATCTGAAATTCCAACAGACAGAACATTCCGTAACGCATGGGAGTACACAGCATGATTACCATTAACTTAGAAAAAGCCAAATCAATTACCAAAGACCGTCTAAGAGCAGAACGCACACCTTTGTTGCAAGCTCAAGATGTAGCTTTCCAAAGAGCACAAGAAGAAGGTGCAGACACTTCTGCGATTGTTGCTGAAAAGCAAAGACTTCGTGATATTACGACTTTGGCTGATTCTGCAACAACATTGGAAGAATTACGCAGTCTTAAAGCTGGAGTTTAATCATGCCATTAGTCCTTAACGGTACAACAGGTGTTCAAGATAACTCAGGTGCTTTTGTATTGGGTACTGCTGTAACTACAAGTGGTACTTCTGTAGATTTTACTTCAATTCCATCTTGGGTTAAGCGAGTTACTGTAATGTTTAGTGCTGTTAGCACTAATGGTAGCTCTGTACCATATTTAATCCAAATTGGGCCATCTGGCGGAGTAGAAACAAGTGGATATTTGGGTTCTTCATCAGGAATTAGTAGTAGTGCTGCTAATGGTGTAAATGTTACTGCTGGCTTTGGACTTTATCCTGATAATTCTTCAACAGTAGTATTAAGTGGGAGTGTAACTATATCTTTATTGAATGCAGCAACAAATACATGGGTTGCTGCAGGAGTTGCATCACAATCAGATAGAGCATATTCAACCTTTTCAAGTGGTTCTAAATCTTTAGCTGGAACATTAAATAGATTACGCATCACTACATCTAATGGTACAGATACTTTTGATAACGGCACAATCAATATTTCATACGAGTAAACCATGAACAGAATAGAAATTGATGTTATTACTGGTGAACGCAAAGTTGTTGAACTTACTGCTGAAGAAATTGCTCAAGCTCAAGCTCAGTATCAAGAATGGTTAGCTTCTCAGCCAACTAAAGAAGAACAGATTGCTAAACTGCAAGCTCAGATTGATGCTTTAAAGGCTTAACCAATGTCTTTTGAGATTGACCCTGTTAAGTACGGTGTTCTTTGGCAAAAGGTAGAAAACTACGAAGCTAAGTTTGAAGCCCTAGAAAAGAAGATTGACAAGATGGAAAGCAACATTGAGAAATTGCTTGACAACCAAGCCCAACAAAAAGGTGCTGGTTGGTTAGCGATTGGTATGCTTTCTGTTTTATCTACCGTAGGTGGATGGGTTCTTCATTGGTGGGTTAAGTGAATCTGCTTATATTCATCATTGGTCTTGTTATTGGCGGATTATTAGCTTGGGTTATTGCATGAGAGAAATACTCTTTATTTGGGCGGTATTGATTGGCGTAGCATTTGCTTACAACGCCAAAGCTCAAACTACTGTGATGGAAATGAACTACAAAGGCCAACCTGTGCCTTCAGCCATTGCACCATCAATGTCAGCTTTTAGCCAAGATGTATGCGGTATTCCTGTAAGCGGTGCAGTATCTTCTACTGTTATCGGAGTATCAGGTGGCACAGTCTATACCGATGCTAACTGTGAACGAATCAAGATTGCCAAAACACTCAATGACCTTGGTCTAAAAGTAGCTGCTGTAGCGACTTTATGTGCTGACCAAAGGGTTTGGGATGCTATGTTGATGTCAGGTACTCCATGCCCTATTGATGGGTTGATTGGTGATGCTGCTAGAGATGCTTGGATTAAGAAAAACCCTGAGAAATTTGAGAAGCTCTATGGCAAAGTACCCCCTCTATCTACTGTTGCTACTAAGCCTACTGAGGTCAAGTGATGCTTTGGCTCAAGCGTGTTATTGCACGACTTCTTGGTCACCAAACCCAACCTTTGGACAAGCCTGTACCGCCAACGCAGACTGCTGGGCTTGCCAACAAGGTGCGTACTCCACAAGCTGGCAACAAGCCTTCTGCGGTAGCATCTACCAAGCCCCCCAAATCTGCAACCAAGAAACCCAGTTCCAAACGCAAAGCTGCCCCATCAACTACTCAGGCATCATCACGCAAAGCAGAACCAAAATCTGCCCCCAAAACACTTGGACAGAATGGCAAACAACGCAAAACACCTGTACGCCCAACCCCCCAAGTTGCCAAGTCAGCACCCAAAGCCAAACGCTCTCTTGCCAAGTAGGTTATGTTGGATCAATTACGCAAGTACAAACATCAACTTGCCCTAATCCGTATGGGCAACCAATTTGGAGTGGCACATGGACAACAACACAGAATACTTGTACAAAGTCAGTAACAAATCCGACCAATATAGCGAGTCCTGTTTCGCCTGTAAGTCCCATCAATGCGTTAATAACTCCAACACCGAGTGTAACTGCACCCCAAACAACTGTGCCCAACAGCCCAACGACAACGGATGGCTTATCTGCCCAGACAATGGTAAGCTCTGCTCCGTCATTGACTGCCCAGACGGATGCAAAGGGGACAGCTTCTCAGACAACCTCAGCTACATCGGCAACCCCTACACCAAAAAGCCCATTCAGCATCAAGACTATACCCCTTGCGTTGTCGTTGGAGCTATTTTCTAAGCCAATCACACAACCTAATGTATTTCCTGACCTAAATATTGGTCAAGAACTACCAAATGATATTAAAATCATGCAACAAACATACATGGACTTAATCACTAACGGTTCATTGTTTAACCCCAACCAAGCCGATAAATTAAAACGCATCGCTAGTGATGCTGTGGAGTTAGAGCAATGAGTGATAGTGATAAATTAGACAAGATTGAGTCCGCAATCAAGTTCGCAAGAGAAAACGCCATCGTATTGGGCTTTTTAGGTACTGCCATTCCATTTGTTTTTGGTTTAGGCTATACCGCTATTACCGAACTAAATAAAGCCAAGGATGCCCTTTCTCAGTTCACAGAGATTGTTGAGCAATTTAGCGAATACAAGTCAAAAGTAGCCAGTTTAGAGCGTGATAACCAAACTTTGCGTGAAAGACTACAGGCTCAAGGTGATCAGATTGGTAAGGCTCAAGACCGATTGACCGATGCCGTATTGGATTCTAAGCAAGCCAAAGCCAAAGCTGATGCCGTAGAGCGTATGACTACGCAAGAACTTAAGATTCTTGGTGAAGCCATGAAATCTGAGCTAAACGCCATCAAACGAGCAACTTCTAACCGATTGGGGAACTAATGGATAACTTACTAACATTATTAAAAGCGACTGCACCAGCATTAGCGACTGCGGTGGCTGGGCCATTAGGTGGTGCTGCCGTATCTATGATTGCTGACAAGCTAGGTCTAGATGACAAAACTGTAGAAGGCGTGACCAAAGCCCTCATTGCTGATCCTGAGAAGCTAAACAAGCTAAAAGAGATGGAGTTGGAGTTTGCCAAGATTGATGCTCAAGACCGCAATTCTGCTCGCAATCGTGAGATTGAAATGGCTAAGTCAGATGTGCATTTCATCACTAAAAACATTGCTTCTATCTTAGCCCTTGGCACTTTGTCAGGCTCAATGATTATGACTGGCTTGATATTCTTTGTGGATTTCCCTGATAGCCAAGAAAACATCATTATTTTTGCTTTGGGATTCTTGTCTAGTTCTGCAACTCAGGTCTTGTCTTACTACTTTGGATCAAGCCAAGGCTCTAAAGAAAAGACCGAAGAAATTAAAGGAATGATGAAAAAATGAACTTATCAACCAATTTCACCTTAGAAGAAGCCACATTTAGCGAAACTGCTGTGCGTTTGGGTATACCTAACGAACCAAGCCCTGAGCAGTTGGATAATATGAAGAAGGCAGCAGAAGGCATGGAAGCCATCAGAAAGCTTTTAGGCAAGCCAATTCGTGTGAATTCATGGTTACGCCTACCAGCTGTTAATCAAGCGATTGGTGGTGCTGCTAAATCAAGCCACATGGATGGGTGGGCTATTGACTTTGTATGCCCTAGCTATGGTGACCCTTATGCCGTGGCTAAAGCCTTGAAAGATTCAGATATTCAGGTAGATCAGGTTATCCATGAGTTTGGTCGTTGGGTTCATGTATCTTTTGCACCTGAAATGAGAAACCAATTCCTGACCATATTTAAACCGCAGAATAAATATGTATCAGGAATCTTGACTGCTGAAGAATACGCTAAGAGTGCTTAGTTTCGTTAATAGCTAAAGCGTTGCGGTATCTTGCCCATTTCTCTTGATACCGCTTATCTTCGCTAGGTGGCTCAAAGCCAAGTCTACGCAATGTTTCTGCAATATTGGTCTTGGCAGCTGGCGTATATTTCCAGTTGATATTGTCAAGTCGCATCATTTGACCCCCATGTAAGTATATTTAGCCCAACGCTTACCTTCAGCGGTTTGAATCGTGGCAACAATGTTATGGCTATCTTTTAGTCTAAAGATTACATCGGCTAGGCGTGTGATGCCATACTTTTGGATAGCTTCCCAGCTAGTGATTGATTTACGCTTTTTAAAGTGAGCTAACACCATCTCTTTTTGATTCATATTAAAGACCCCCTGTGCGGATTACCCATACTGTTAAAGGAACAACAAAGAAACAAACACCCAAAAACAAACCTTTTAGAATATCAACCATTTACATACTCCATTAATCGTTCTTCTAGAAATTTGCGTGTGGACTCGCTGATCAACTCGTAGATGTCCTCACCTTTGTGGCAGATGCCTTCAATAAACACCTGTGTGCCATGCAGACCTACACTAGAATCACCATCTTCTGTGTAGTAACCAATATCAAGTTTGATACCGTCATAATCGTATTCAAAGTTTTCCATGATTAATCCTTATAACCTTGAGTTTGGCGAATTAATTTAGGGTCTGGTGCTTTTACTACAGTCGCTTTGAACTCTGCACCACTAGCGTATGGCAATGCGTTAGCCATCATGTCAATTGCTCTGCCTTGGGTGATATTAAAGCCATCGGCTACCCAAGTTTCGGTTACTTCAAACTCTACAACCCATTTAAATGTTTTCATTTGCTTCTCCTTATTTACTCACCACAACATTGCGGTATTGATAGTTTAGCTAACTTAACAACCAATGCAAGAATTATTTTGTAGGGACAAACCCTATGTTGTTTATTTACAACAGATTTGGCTGCTTTGGCTGGGCTTGAACCAGCGACCCACGGATTAACAGTCCGTTGCTCTACCAACTGAGCTACAAAGCATTTGGGGCGTGACAATTTGGCAACTACTAGCAACCAACGAGAAAGCCGTAAAACCGTTGGATTGTTGCATCCTTGTTTGACGGCTTAACCACGCTTTAAATATTGTTCTTTAGCTTATAAAACGCTAACAAATGAGTAAAGCATTCCCATGCCGACTTCAGGGAATCAGGGGGTATTTCGCATAACTTTACCTCATTCGTAGTGCCATTGACAAATACAATTGCTGCCCTACATTCCTCAAGTTTGTAGCCAAGACCTACGCAATAGGCTGCCAGTTGCATCTCATGTTCGTGATATGGCTCAACCTTTTCAAGATCCGTTTCTTTGGTCTTAAAGTCCACGACCAAATTTTGGGCTGATAGGTCAATTTTCCCACCATACCCTAGCTCATGGGCAAAAGACTTCTCTGATAGCCATAGCTGGCTTCCAAACGCATTAGCAAGGGCTTTATCTATGTTCTTCACATACTGTGGCCACTCAGGTAAGTAAACTTGCTCAAAGTAGCTTTCAATGATGCCGTGGATAGCCGTTCCACGCTCCGCAGCTTGTTTGCCCTGAACCTTAGAATCAGCCATGACTCGCTCCAACCAATCCTTTTCAGGTTCGTTTGGGTTTCTTGGCAAGGTTAGTGCTGATAAAAGCACCTGAGTCTGTAACCAAGTATTGAGTGCTGGTTTAGCTGCCACACCCAAGATAGTGGTTACGCTAGGCACTAGGTCTAGCTTACGAGCATCACGCAAGGTGGTGGCTCGCATCTCACCGTTCTTGGCTTCAACTTGATACGCTGATTCACCAGTTTTGGTATACCAATGAGAGGATTCGCTATTTTTTTGTTTGATTATCATTTCATTTCCATTGTGCATTTGAAATTAGACTTAGCTATTTGCATAACTGCATCCATCGTTAATTGAGCGTGTTTACCGCTTTTGTAGCCATGACCATAAGCCAACACCACCAAAACAATAAATAACGCCACCCAAGCGGTTCTGATAGCTACTTTAGTCATTTTGAGTCCACCATAAAGCAAACAAAATAGACAAAATGGCTAAAGCCAACATTCCGATACCACCTAATACGACCCATAGAATAGTCATCATTTTGGGTTAAACATCCAACTGGCTGCTTCATCCATGCGTGGCTTGTTTGAATGAATTTGTTTTTTACGCTCTCGGTATTGACGAACATAAGCTGCAACATCTCTAGGTTCTCTTTTTGCATCATTTTGATTGCCAGCTTTGTATATAACTCGCTTGCGATCATGGCCACAAATGAAAATCTTGCGTTCTTTGTGTAAAACACTTACATATTTGCATAAACTTTTGTAAGACAAACCAATAAATTCAGCCATTTCATGCCTATCCATTGGTGTTGTTTTCATAAGTTCTAGCATTTGATTTATTTTAGGTATTCTTGATTCGTATCTTTTAGGCATGATTAGGTGGGGCTACTCGCTGCGTCTATCTGCAATACATTCCTTATACAGGTGTCGCACAATAGCATCCGCTTTCACCCCTTAATTTTTAAAATGGCATAGTATCGTCATCAAGTGTGGCCATAGCAACGGCTTTGTTTTCTTCTTCTTCTCCGTTAGTACCACGCCATTCAGCAGACTTCTTGATGATGTCCTTAAGTCCGTCTGAAAGACTGTCAAACTTAGCTTGGTCAAACGCATCTAAGCTAAATATGAGCAGTTCGTTTACGCCAGTAGGCTCAGGCATCTTCTTCAATGCTGCTGGCACTTGGCTAAGTCCTGACAAATTAGCGTATGTCTTGCCTTCTCTGTCGTTATGGGTCACATTACACATAGCAAACTTGCCTAACAACACATTTAGGTCAAAACCCATCAATTCTTCTGCTGTGAACTTCTTGCCACGCCATGATTCCAAGTCTTTGCGTAGGGTAGATTGCTCACCCAAAGACATGGTATAGCGTTTAGAAATCATTAATGGCTTGCCATCATTGGTCGTTAGTGCCTGACCATCGTTATCTTCGCCATGTAGCTCAAAGCTAAACATCAGCTTGCGTTGCATCTTGATTGCACCTTGCCATTCAACCTTCTGAGTGCCAAGGTCTAGGATTCTGTATAAACGCCCAAGGTGTGAACCTGATGGCGGTAGCTTAAAAGTGGATTCTGTACGGTTTTCTCTGATAATCATTAAATTGCTCCTTGTTTACGGAAAATAGTTGCCCAATCCTCAAATAATGGGGATAGTTTTGACTTTGGTTTGGAAGGTTTACCACACGCCCAACGAATGATAGAAACATCATCATCGGATAAGAAATCACCAGCTTCCATGCGTTCCAAAGCTAGTTCTAGGCGTTCTTCTTGCTGTTGCATAGCAACGAACTCTTCTTGATTCATTTATTACTCCTTTTCTCACTACAAAATTGTAGTAAAGAAATATTAAGCCATCTAAAATTTAATTGCAAGGAGTTTACAAAATATATTTTCCAAGGCATAATGAACTTAATCATGGATTTCAAAAAAGAAAACTTTTTAAAGAAAATTGAGCTAATCCCATTTACAGACTGTTGGGCTTGGACAGGTGCTGCCAATGAAAACGGTTATGGTCAATTCAAGATTAACAATTCAAAAAATCAAGTAATAGCTAGTAGAGCAAGTTATTTCTTGTTTAAAGGGCAAATTGCTGAAGATTTGTGCGTTTGCCACAAATGCGACAACCCTTGGTGCGTAAACCCTAACCATTTGTTTTTAGCAACACATCAAGAAAATATGCTTGATAAAAAAACAAAAGGTAGGGCAAAGCACAAAATTGGTAGAAAAAAAGCAATTTACACAAAATCAAGAAAAAGAAGGTTAGAAGATTTTTTATGAAATTAACTGACTCACAAATCGTAGACTTATTAGGTGGCACAACTGCTGTTGCCAAGCTATGCAAAGTAAGCCCACCAGCTGTTGCCCAATGGAAAACCAAGGGAATACCATACGACAAGATGGTGTTTTTAGGGGCTGAGTTGGAGAAGAAAAGCTATGGCTTGATGAGCAGAAAAAATATGTTTCCAAAGGTCTATAAATTTATTTGGCCAGAGTTGGAATAGTTTGGTATGATTAACACATCACTTGGCGGTGAGTTGAGAGTAAGCCCTAGTCAGCAATCTGCACCTACTCGGTGTCCGCCAACATCCTTAAAAAAGATGAGATTGCTGTTTAGGGCTTTTTTTATTAGGACTATATGCACTATTACCAGCACCATATAGGCGATTTTATAAAAGCTACATCAAGGCTAACCGATAGCCAAGTTATGGCTTACCTACGCTTAATATGGCTTTATTACGACAAAGATGGGATTGTTTCTAATGATCCTGAGCAAATTAGCTTTGAAATTGGTTCTGATGTTAAAACCATTAGGATGATTATTAAAACTTACTTTGAAGTTGATGGTCAGTTTTTAAGACACTCTAGGTGTGACAAGGAGTTGCAAGGATATTTAAATAAATCAGAGGGTGGTAAAAAGGGTGCTGAAAGAAGATGGAAAAACAGGGTATCCAATAACTTACCTATGGGTATCCCAATGCCAACCCAATGCGACCCTAATGCTAACCAAGAACCAAGAACCAATAACCAAAAACCAAATATAAATACACCTGACGGTGTTTCTGAGTCTGTTTTTAAAGACTACTTAGAAGTTCGCAAAACCAAAAAAGCTAAATGGTCTGAAACTGCACTTAAAGGTTTAATCCGAGAATCTGAAAAAGCTGGGATTTCACTACAAGATGCTATGGAACTCTGTTGTGCTAGAGGATGGGTTGGTTTCAAAGCTGAGTGGATAAAAGACCAAAACCCTAAACAACAACAAACTGGAACTTCTGCCTTGGCAGAGCTATTTATGCAAGCAAGGGGACATGATGTCAAACAGATTACCTGATAGCTGGATTGTCAAAATATTTGACACTATGCAATCTCATTACGGATCACGATGGACTAATTTGTGGAAAATGGGCAAAACCTTGCCAAATGGCTTGGACTATGGAATGGCTAACGCTATGGAAGCTTGGGCAATTAAACTTGCTCCATACCATGAGAAACCTGAAGCTTTGCGTAAGGTGTTGAACAACTTACCAACCGACCCACCAAACTTGCCACAGTTTATGGAATTGCTTAAATATTGCTATGTGCCTGAAAACACCTTGCAAATTGACAATCAATTGACTGAAGCCCAAAAAGAGATAAACAAGGCTCGGATTCAAGAAATCTTAAAAACAGTATGCAAGAGGGTGTGATGAAATACCACATTTTTGATGAAAACAACGACAGAATGCGTATTGTCAGCAGTCTTTGGGAAGCTAAACACATCACTAGTTTGCGTGATGGTTGGACTTTTATTAGGGTCAAAGCACCCAAAATCATTTATGAGGATGCTCCATTTTGAATTATTTAAGCGTTTGCTCTGGCATTGAAGCTGCTACTGTTGCTTGGGATGGTATGGGTTGGAATCCCTTGGCTTTTAGCGAAATAGAGAAATTTCCTAGTGAAGTTTTAAAACATCATTACCCTACAATCCCAAATTTTGGGGACATGACTAAATTTAAGGAGTGGGACTTTGGAACAAATAGATTGGATTTACTCGTTGGCGGAACACCCTGTCAATCATTCTCAGTCGCTGGACTCAGAAAAGGACTTGATGACCCAAGGGGAAACCTTGCCCTTACCTATGCTGCAATTCTTGACAAGTTTAGACCCAAGTGGTGCATTTGGGAAAATGTGCCGGGTGTCCTCAGTTCAAACAAAGGAAGGGATTTTGGATCCTTCCTTGGGGCGTTGGTTGAACTCGGCTATGGGTTCAGCTACAGGGTGCTTGATGCTCAACACTTCGGAGTCGCACAGCGAAGAAGAAGAGTGTTTGTTGTCGGACATCTTGGAGAATGGCAACCTACCGCAAAAGTTCTTTTTGAGTCCGAAAGCTTGCTTGGGGATACTAAAAAGAGCAGAAAGAAGAGGGAAGGAGTTACCAGCTATGTTGAAAGCAGCTTTGGTCAATATCGCCCAGACACAATCGCCGGAACAACCAAAGCAAGTGGTGGAGTCTTAGGCGGTGGTAGCGAAACCTTTTATGTAGCACCCAAAGCCCCTACCCTTTTATCATCAGGGGCTGGCTTTAGCAGAACTGGTAATTCAGTTACTGAGCATGAAACTTACATAGCTATCCCAATTCATTCTCAAGCCGTGCAATCAACTGGTGGCGGTAAAAATAGAAACGATGACGGCAAAGGTAATGGTCTTGGTGTTGGCAAGAATGGTGACCCAATGAATACATTAACTACCGCTAATGTTCATGCAGTTGCCCATGCTTTTAAGGTTCGTGGTGGTTGCGAAGGTGGTGGCAAAGGCTATCTTGGGCAAGATGAAAGGGCTTTTACTTTGTCTACAGTTCAGGATCAACAAATAGCGGTTGGGTTTGATGCCTACAATAGTTCTGTAACTGGCAACATATCCAAAACTTTAGACACAGGCTGTGATTATCACCATGTCCCCAATGTTTATTCTCAAACTATGGCGGTTCGTAGGCTTACCCCTGTTGAATGCGAAAGATTGCAAGGTTTTCCTGACAATTACACCAATATTAAAGAAAATTGCCCTGATGGCCCAAGATACAAAGCTTTGGGTAATTCAATGGCAGTTCCTGTAATGAGATGGATTGGCAACAGAATACAAATGGTAGAAGATGGACTTATTTGATGACAAAAACTCCGAACAATACAGGCACGAATGCGAAGTCAGGCAACTCATTCAATGGCGTAAAGAATGGGGTTTGCAAAGATTTCAAAGATATTTGGAAACTTATGGATTTAGTAACAGAATTGCAAAACTCAGAACGGACATTGCAGACCAATGGGCAAAAGGTAACAGAGGAAAAAAAGGAGAATGGCGATGAAAGATATTGATCCAAACGCTTGTATAGATTTTATATTTGAAAAAGCACCTGAATTTGCCAAGGCAAAAGCAATATTGGCTGACCTAGAAAACGCCAAAAGCTCAATCAAAGCGGACTTGATGAAAGCCAGTAATGAAACTACCATTGCTGGTCAGGAGCGTGAAGCATACTCAAGCCCACAATATAAACAACATTGCAAAGCCATCGGCATAGCTACCCACGAAGTAGAGATGCTCAAGCTGCACATAAAATGTGCTGAATTAAGATGGGAAACGTGGCGAACCGTTCAGGCTAATGAGCGACAATTTGATAAGATGATTTCAAGATGATTACTAAAAATTTATTAAATTTGTTATTTACATACAAAGATGGTCATTTGTATTGGAAAAATACATTTGCAAGAATAAAAGCTGGACAATTAGCTGGCTGCCCATCAACAAAAGGGTATTGGATTGTTGGCATAAAACAAAAAAGATACAAATTGCATAGGGTAATTTTTTTAATGCACCACGGTTTTATGCCTGAGTATGTAGACCACATAAACGGAAACACAAGCGATAATCGTATTGAAAATTTAAGGGTGGCTACTGCTTCTCAAAACTCACACAACTATAAAAAACCTAAAAATAACACTTCAGGCTTAAAAAACATTTCTTGGGATAAAGATTCTAAAAAATGGGTTGTTAGATTAAAAATTAACAATGTTCACAAAAATTTTGGCAGATACAACGACATTGATTACGCTAGGTTTGTTGCAGATGCCATGAGATATAAATACCACCAACAATTTGCAAGGAATAACTAATGAACGAAACTCTCAAAAAGGCCATTAAATTTGCCGTTAAAAGCCCAAAATACATAGACTTTGCTGAAACATTGCTTGAAATCAAACGCACAACTAGGGCATATGAAGAAGCCACCCTTAAAAAAGATTGGGATGGTGCATACGACATTAGTATTGCGTTGGTTGACTTAACGCATGACCTAGAAGATATTGCTCGTCAGATGCTAAATGACCAAAAGTGAAAAAGAACACTACTCCAAAGTCGCAAGACTTGGATGTATCCTTTGCTATCACTTGGGCCACCGAGGGACAGAGTGCGAAATCCACCACATTAGACGATTTGGCGGTAAAAGAGCTAATGCACCAGTTATCGGACTTTGCCCTGAACACCACCGAGGAAATACAGGTGTTCATGGTCTTGGAGCAAAAGGGTTTGAAAAACATCATCAAATTGGACAAGAAGATTTGCTTGAAATGACGGAGAAACTACTTGCTGATTCTTAACTTACCCCTACCCCCATCGGTAAACTCATACCGCACCATTTTTAGGAATAGAATGGGCATCAGTAAAGCTGGCAGAGAGTTTAAACTTCAGGTTCAAGACTATGTGCTTGATAACGCTGTTCCTAAAATGGGTCAAAAACGGCTACAAATGCAAGTTACACTCTACCCAAGGGATAAGCGTAAGCAAGACATAGATAACCGCATCAAAGCCCTTTGGGATGCCCTGACAGATGCTGGCGTATTTGATGATGATGAACAAATTGATATTTTGATAGTACAAAGGGGCGAGATCCGCAAAGGCGGTGGCTGCCTAGTAATGATTGATGAATTAAATGAACCACGACAAGACTAACGGTGACAGAACCTTGCAAGAATGCTCAAACTGTAAATTACGAAAACCAAAAGAATTTGGCAGATATGTTCCTTTTAACCAAGGAATGAATCAAAAATGGGTATGTGGCTATTGCTACGAGAAAAGAAACAGGCGATAATGGTCTTACGAGAGTGATATTTGGGGAAATCCGTGGAAAGTACCCACCTTTTTTGGAGATGCTATGAAAGAGTGTGCTTTATTTACCCTAACGCTGTTGCATAGTGCGACCAATGCACACTTGATGCACTTCAAAACTCGTTCTTTCTCAGAACACATGGCTTTGGGTACTTATTACGATGAAATCGTAGACCTAGTGGACAGCTTAGTTGAAAGCTATCAAGGCAAATACGGCATAGTTGAGGACTATCCGAATGTTTACCACTCACCAAAAGACCCACTCAAATACTTTGAATCTTTGCAACGCTTTGTGACTGATGCTCGCCAAGACTTGCCACAAGACTCAGAATTGCAGAATATCATTGACGAAATCGCTGATTTAATCAATACAACCACCTATAAACTTAAATTTTTGGGGTAATCATGCCTTTAGATAAATCAGGATCAAAAGAATCAGTTGGCAAGAACATCAAAGCCGAGATGAAAGCTGGCAAGCCAAAGAAGCAAGCAGTAGCCATTGCCCTAAATGTAGAGCGTGACAACGCAAAAGGTAGCCGTAAAGCCAAACTAGAAGAAGCTTATGGTCGCTTTTTAGGTGAAAGAGATGAGTCGTAAAGACCAAATCCGTGCTGCGATGGATAAGCACGACAAACCTATTGCCAAGACAACTAAGGGCAAAGGTAGGCATTACTTGTCAGTTGAAGAAGGTGCTGGCATGACAGAAGCTGGCAGAAAAGCGTATAACGCTAAGAACAATGCCAACTTACAAGCACCCCAATCTAGTGGCCCACGCCACGATAGCTTTTGTGCAAGGTCTAAAGGCTGGACTGGGGAACGAGGTAAAGCAGCTAGAGCAAGGTGGAAATGCTAATGAAAACTTGTTTTTGTTGCAAAGAAGCCAAAGAAACTAGCTTATTTTTTAAGCATAAGCAAACCCATGATGGCTTACATAGCTGGTGTAAAGCGTGTTGCAAAAAAGGTAATGCTAAAAGCCGTGACAAATTAAACTCTAAAATTGAAACTAGGGCTAAGGTATTTCTACAAAATGCCAAAAAAAGTGCCAAAAAACGCAATCAAGAATTCGCCTTAGAAGTTAATGATGTAGTTGGGTTTTGGAACGACCAAGACATGATTTGTGCATATTCAGGCTTAGAAATGACCCTTGAAGCTGGTAAATTGAATACAGTTTCTATTGAGCGTATTGATAGCAACATTGGATACACAAAAGAAAATACAATATTGGTATGCCAAGCGATAAACCGCATGAAGTCTGACTTTAGTTATGAAGATTTTTATATGCTTTGCCAATCAGTTGCCAAGTTTTTAGGCAATGACGAACTTAAACTTGTAGTGGGAGCGTACAAATGAAACATGGACTTTATGCTGCAATTCACGCCAAGAGAGAGCGAATCAAAGCTGGATCAGGCGAAAAGATGAGAAAAGTAGGCTCAGAAGGAGCACCAACGGCTGAAGCATTTAAAGAATCAGCTAAGACCGCCAAGCCTACACGCAGACAAGTAATTGAATCCAAGATGAAGGATATGTGATGTTTACTAAAGAAAAAATCAAACCAAAAGACTCATTGTTGCAACCGCACAAAGAATCAACCCTTGAAAAGCAAGAAGCCAAACGAATTGCTCGTAGAGAGATGCTAAACAGAGAATTCAACAAGGTTGTAAAAGATAAGTTCTAATGTTGTAAGAAAGCAACAATGTAGGTATACTTAATCTATCTAAACACTTAGGTACGGAGTATGTCAGCAAATAAACAATCAGGAAATATTAAGGGTGCTGGTAGACCAGCTGGTAGCCCAAATAAGTCCACTAGCATAGCTAGAGAAGCTATAGCTCGTTTTGTTGATGGCAACACAGACAAGATGCAAGGGTGGCTTGAACAGGTCGCTACAGGCGTTCAAGACGAAGAAACAGGTAAGTGGCTAGTCCCACCTAATCCTGAGAAAGCATTTGCGATGCTTCAATCCGTGGTTGAATACCATGTCCCCAAACTAGCTCGCCAAGAACTTGTTGGTGACGATAAAGTTCCAGTAAAGATACAGGTTTCATGGAAGAAGTCTTAGACATTGAACTAGACTACTCGCCTAGGGATGTTTTTGCTGATTTCCATGACAGAACACAACGCTGGGCAGTAGTTGTCGCACACCGAAGATGCGGTAAGACTGTATCTTGCATTAACGACCTTATTTACAGGGCATTGACCGAAGATAAAGAGCATGGTCAATATGCCTATGTAGCCCCTTACTACTCACAAGCCAAGAACATCGCATGGGATTACTTACAAAGATATTCCAAGCCTGTTATGGCTAAAGCCAATCAATCTGAACTATGGGTGGAACTCGTCAATGGAGCGAAAATCAAGCTTTATGGTGCTGATAATCCTGATGCTCTCAGGGGTTTGTATCTTGATGGAGTGGTACTTGATGAGTACGCAGATATGCGACCAAGGATGTGGGGAGAGATTATTCGCCCTTTGCTTGCTGACCGTTTGGGCTGGGCTGTGTTTATTGGTACTCCTAAAGGACATAATGCCTTTTACGATGTATATACAAACGCTACGAAAGATGCTAACTGGTACACGAAAACCCTAAGAGCTAGTCAAACTGGCTTATTGCCACAGGCTGAGTTGCTAGATGCCCAAACATCTATGTCACCTGATCAGTACGAGCAAGAGTTTGAATGTAGCTTTGAAGCTGCCATCATGGGTGCTTACTATGGTAAAGAGATGCGAGTCCTTACCGATGCCAAGCGTATTACCACGGTTGAATACGACAAAATGTTTCCATGCCACACAGCTTGGGACTTGGGTTATTCAGACGATACGGCTATTTGGTGGTATCAAGTCGTGTTTGGTGAGCTACGCATATTAGACTACCATTCAAGCAATGGTCATCAGGTGAGCTACTACACCGACCTATTGGCTGCCAAAGAACGAGAGTTTGGATATAAGTACGGCACACATTATCTACCGCATGATGCTAGGGCAAAAACATTGGCAAGTGGTGGAAAATCAATTATTGAACAAATATCTAGCAAAATTCCATTGACTTCGCTTAAAATAGTACCAAGCTTATCGCTTCAAGACGGTATTCAAGCCACTAGACTTGCATTAATGCGAAGCTGGTTTGATGCAGATAGATGTCATGACGGTATAGAGTGCTTACGGCAGTATCAGCGTGAATACGATGAGGACAAAAAGGTTTTTAGGGATAAACCCAAACACGATTGGACTTCTCACGGTGCAGATGCTTTCCGTATGCTTGCAATAGCATGGAAAGAAGAAGATAAAACCACTCCGAAAGACAACTCTATCAGGGGTATTGTAGTAGGTGAGAACAAAACCACATTGAATGATATGTGGCGAACTCAAACCACAAAACCTAGCGGAAGAATATAAGCATGGAAAATTCGTCAAAGCACACCTATGAGAACTGGTATAACGAGATTGCCAGTTATGAGCGTACCTTCAAGAAATGGGAAGGGCGAGCAGATAAAATTCTCAAACGCTACCGTGACGATTCTAGGACTCAGAACAATCCTAACGCTAGATTCAATATCCTATATTCCAATGTGCAGACGGTTATTCCAGCCATCTTTGCACGACTACCAAGACCTGATGTAAGTCGTAGATTCCGTGACAATGATCCTGTGGGTCGTGTTGCTTCTATGATGCTTGAGCGAGCATTAGAGTATGAGCTAGAACACTACACAGATTACAAGTCCGCTATGGACTCAGTTGTATTTGACCGCATGATTGGTGGTCGTGGCACGGCTTGGGTTCGTTATGAACCGCACATCGTTGCTGGTGAAGGCACACCTGAAGATGGCGTACAGATTACCGAAGATATTGACGAAGCAGACGAGTCAGTTGAAGGTTTAGAGAACGAAAGCCAAGAACGCATTGAGTACGAATGTGCTCCGATTGATTATGTTCATTGGCGTGACTTTGGTCATTCAGTAGCTAGAACATGGGAAGAAGTAACTGCGGTATGGCGTAAGGTTTACATGAACCGTGATGCCTTGGTTAATCGTTTTGGCGAAGAACTTGGCTACCAAATCCCATTGGATTCAACACCGCATGACTCTAAGACTTATGCCCAACAGCAAGATATGGCTATGCAAGCCACAATCTATGAGATTTGGGACAAAGAAACAGGCACAGCACTTTGGATTAGCAAATCATTAGGCAAGATTCTTGATGAACGCCCTGATCCATTGCAATTGGAAAACTTTTGGCCATGTCCGAAGCCATTGTTTGCTAACCTTACAACTGAAAACCTAGAACCAATCCCTGACTTTGTGATGTACCAAGACCAAGCAAGGGAATTGGACACACTTTCAGACAGAATTGATGGCTTGATTAACGCATTGAAGGTTCGTGGCGTTTACGATGCAAGCTCAAGCGAATTACAACGACTATTCTCTGAGGGAGAGAACAACACCTTGATCCCAGTTCACAACTGGATGGCATTTGCTGAGAAGCAAGGCATGAAAGGTGCGATTGATTTGGTAGACATTACCCCATTTGCTCAAGCTTTAGCCCAATGCTACCAAGCTATGGAGCAAGTTAAGGGTCAAATCTATGAATTGATGGGTATTGCCGACATTCAGCGTGGTCAAACCGACCCTAATGAAACGCTTGGTGCTCAGATTATCAAGTCAAACAACGCTGCTGGTCGCTTAAAGACTATGCAAAACCATGTGGTTCAGTTTGCAACTACATTGTTGAACATCAAAGCACAGATTATCTGTAATCACTTCTCTGAAGATACGATTCTAAAGATTTCAGGTGCTGATCAGCTATCTGACAACGACAAGATGCTTGTTCCGCAAGCTTTGGCTCTGTTAAAACAAGAATCTGCTAAGAACTTCCGCATTGAAGTCACTAGCGATTCAATGATTTATCAGGATGAGCAACAAGAAAAAGCCGACAGAATGGCATTCTTGCAAGCTATGGGTCAGTTCTTCCAACAAGCCGTGCCAATGGCTACTGCCGTGCCTGAATCAACCCCAATGTTGATGGAAATGCTTAAGTTTGCCGTAACAGCATTCAAAGCTGGCAAACAATTGGAAGGCATCATTGACGAAACTGCTGATAAGTTCCGTGAACAAGCTAAGGCACAAGAAGGTCAGCCTAAGCCACCAACACCTGAAGTTCAGAAGTTGCAGATGCAAGCCCAGCTTGAACAACAGAAGATGCAGTTCCAAACTCAGCTTGAACAACAAAAAATGCAAGCCAACATTGAGTTTGAAAGAGCTAAACAAGAGTATCAATCACAAGAAACTCAAGTTCGTATGCAGATGGAATCAGAGCGTGATGAGCGTGAAGCTGAAATGCAAGTCCGAGTTAAACAGATGGAAATTGATGCTCAAACTCAAAAAGAAGTCTTATTGTCTTATTTGGATAACGCAACTAAAATTGAAACAGCAAGGATTTCAGCTGGTTACGACACAGGTGAGCAAGCTTATGTTGATAATGTTGAAGCAGCTAGAATCATGCAAGACACTATGGGGTATTCAGATATGAGAAATCATCCTTTGCAACCAGTTGTAGAGAACATGAATCAATCTAACCAACAAATGACTCAGATGTTGGCAATGTTAATTGAACGACTCAATCAACCTAAACAGGTAGTTCGTGACGAAAACGGCAAGATTGTTGGAGTTCAGTAATGCCTTCAAACTTGAAGTATTCCAATGGTACTCGCCACGCTCAAAACGAGGGCTTGATAACCTACGCTGGTAATGGTGCAATCATTAACATTTACCAAGGCACAGCACCAGCGAATGCTAATACTGCTATTTCTACGCAAACCTTGTTGGTTTCTTGCGTTCTAGCTGGAGCATTTGGCACGGATACTGATGGAACACTTACGCTTGGCACAGTCAATAATGGAACTGCGGTAGCTACTGGAACTGCTAGTTTCTTCCGCATATTCAAGTCTGACGGCACTACAGTTGTTATGGATGGATCAGTAGGCACTTCAGGTGCTGACTTGAACCTAGACACCACTACTATCAACATTACGCAAACCGTCAATATTTCAGGTGGCACTATCATTAGGAACAATCAATAATGGCTATTACCGTCAAACACACCAAAGTTAGCACCGTACCTGATACCGCAGACACAAGCTTAGTACGCCCATCGGATTGGAACGCTGACCATACGCTTACTGGTCTTGGCACAATGGCAGAGCAAAATGCCAATAATGTCAGCATTACAGGTGGTTCAATTAGCGGTACGACTGTTAGCGGTTACATCCCTACAAGTGAAAAAGCCCAACCTTTAGGTGTTGCAACCCTAGATGCTGGCGGTAAAGTCCCAACAAGTCAGATTCCATTACAAGGTGACCTCAACTATCAAGGCACATGGAATGCAAGCACCAATACACCAACCCTAACTAGCTCAACAGGCACTCAGGGTTATTACTATGTCGTGGATGTGGCTGGTTCTACCAACCTAAACGGCATTACTGATTGGAAAGTAGGCGATTGGGCAATATTTAACGGCTCAGTATGGCAAAAAGTAGACAACACCGATGCCGTGACCTCAGTAAACGGTCAAGTCGGAACTGTGGTGCTTACAACAACCAACATTGCTGAAGGCACAAACGAATACTTTACGACTGCTAGAGCTAGAGCTTCAGTAAGTGCTGGAACAGGCATTAGCTACAACAGCACAACAGGAGTAATCACTAACTCAAGCCCATCTTTGGGTGGCGATGTTGTTGGCCCAGCTTCTGCAACAGATAACGCAATTGCTAGATATGACACAACAACTGGCAAACTTATTCAAAACTCAGTCGTTACTGTCAGCGACACAGGCGGTATTGCTGGTGCTACAACTATTACAAACCTAAATTATTTAGACTTTGACACCACTTACGCCACAACGCTTGGTGCTGGTCAATTAGGTTGGAACGGGAACGACACACTTGGCTTAGGAATGATTGGCGGTAATGTCATTCAGCATATTGGCGAAGATGTATTCTTTTATGTAAAAGCTAGTGCCACAATCACCAAAGGTCAGCTATGTATGTTTACTGGTGCGGTTGGCTCAAGTGGCGTTTTAACTGCTGCTCCAGCTACTGCGATTCCATTTGCTGAAGCCATCATTGGTGTTGCTGCTGAAAATATTGCAAATAACGGCTTTGGTTTAGTGCAAAGCGTTGGAACATTAAGAGGAGTAGACACTTCTGCCTTCTTAGATGGTGATATTCTTTACTATAACTCTGCCGTTACTGGTGGATTTACAAAGACTTACCCTTCAAGTGGCCCTGTTGTTATTGCTGCTGCGGTAGCCAAGTCAGGCTCAGGTGGCTCAGGCGTTCTTACTATTAGGATTTCATTCCAAACTAGAGTTACAGGTAGCACAGGGCTTTCCGTAGTTCAGGCTAATGACACAGTAGCTTTGACTAATACAGGCGTGACATCTGCGGTAGCTGGTACAGGAATTAGCGTAAGCGGTTCTACAGGTGCGGTAACTATCACTAACTCTGCACCTGACCAAACTGTGAGCATTTCTGCTGGTACAGGCATATCTACAAGCGGTACTTACCCAAGCTTTACAGTCACAAATACTGCTCCTGATCAAACTGTTGTATTGACTGCTGGCACAGGTATTAGCACTAGCGGAACTTACCCTAACTTCACTATTACCAATACATCACCATCTACAGGTGGCACAGTAACTAGCGTAGGCGGTACAGGCACAGTAAATGGCATCACATTAAGCGGAACTGTTACATCAAGCGGTAATCTAACCCTTGGTGGCACATTGTCAGGCGTAAACCTTGGGACACAAGTAACAGGTACTTTGCCTATTGCTAATGGTGGTACAGGTGCAACATCACGCCAAGATGCTATGGATGCTTTAGCTGGTGCGGTTACAAGCGGTCAATATTTGCGTGGTAATGGTACAGATGTGGTCATGTCAGCTATTCAGGCAGCCGATGTACCAACTTTGAACCAAAACACTACAGGAACGGCATCAAATGTCACAGGTACAGTAGCGATTGCCAATGGCGGTACAGGTCAAACAACTGCAACGGCAGCGTTTAATGCTTTAAATCCAATGACTACAACTGGCGATATTATTTATGAAGCATCGCCAACAACTGCTGCAAGATTGCCTATTGGATCTACTGGTCAAGTATTAACTGTATCAGGCGGTATTCCAGCTTGGGCTGCTGCACCAAGTAGCAACATTACTACCCAAGGTTTATACGAAAACTCTGCGACTATTAGTGCAAATTACACCATTGGTTCAGGTAATAACGCTATGAGTGCTGGGCCAATAACAGTCAATAGTGGCGTTACTGTAACTGTGCCTACTGGCTCTACTTGGACAGTTGTTTAATGACAACAGCTTTTCAATCAAACGCATTTCAAAACTCTGGGTTTCAAGTAGACCCAGTAACTGGTGCTATCTATGCGGTAGACCAAAACGATTCATGCGACATGATTGGAACGGTATCAGGCGGTGGTGAACCTACTGTTGATACACATGACGGCTTTACAAAAGACGAGTACAAGCGTTACAAGAAGCTACAAAAGAAACTAGCCCAAGCTGAAGCTGCCAAGATTCAAGCAAGACTAGATAAGCAATACCTACGCAAGCAACAAATCAGGGACTTAGTAGACCCTAAACCTTCACAAGTTAAAGTAACTAAAGTAGAATCCGTTTCAGAAGTTAAGATTGATAAACCGTCAATTGACCTTAAGAAACTCAATGCGACCATTATCAATCTTCAACGCCAGCAAGAACAACTGCTGAAAACGGTTGAGTTACGGAATCAGATAGCAAAGGCTCAGGCTTTGTTAGCGATTCACGAAGCTCAAATGGCTGCTGAACGAGATGATGAGGAAGCATTATTACTATTAATCTAAACCCACACGCAGAGTACAAAAAGGCTTACGACCATCTACACGCTGGCAGATATTCTGCTGGCTTTAGACTTTTTGAATACCGCTGGCATCCAGCCATCCTAAGCAACCAACAACTACCATACGAAAGACTGCCAAAAGCACCAAAAACATGGCAAGGTGAGTCATTGATTGGCAAATCTATCGTGGTTCAGATGGAGCAAGGTTTTGGTGACATATTTCAATACGCTAGATTCTTGCCAGCCCTTAAAGTCATGGGTGCGAGCAAGGTTGTAGTGCTGTGTGTGCCAGCATTAATGCAAGTTTTAGGTCAGATGGACTGCATTGACCAACTAACAAACAAGACAGAAGAAGGCCCAGCCCACGAATGTGACTACTGGATTGGCTCAATGTCACTTCCATACTACATTGACTGTGCCATGCCTTATGTAAAAGCCCTATTCCCTGTAAGCAACGCAAAGGTTGTAGGCTCAGAAGGTTACTTTGAAGCAGAACCAAGCCATATTCCTAAGAAAGTAGGCGTAAATTGGGGTGCAAGCAAGGGAAATCTGCAATGGATCAAGTCAATTTCTGTTGAACACATGGAAAGCTTGGTTGGTGACGATGTTTATTCACTAAATCCTGAGAGTGACGGCAACTTTAGACCACTACCAAACGATGGATGGAAGAAAGATTGGTCAATTACCGCCAAACACATGAAAGCCATGAAGGGCGTGGTCACAGTTGATACAGGAACTGCCCATTTAGCTGGTGCTTTGGGCGTTAAAACCATTGTTTTGTTGCCAAAAGAAGAATTTGTATGCTGGCGATGGAAGAATGCTAGATGGTATGACTCCGTTGTTTGCTTACGACCTGATGAATATCACAAAGTAACTGAACTTATAGCGAGGATGTAATGTTAGTTAAAGTAAAACATAACTGTATTTTATGTAATCACGAAGTTGAGGAATATGACCGCACTCAAATGTCCGAAAAAGAGTATTACTTGACCTTTTGGAAGTATGAGCTAGGCACACCTGAAGCCGAAGAAGCTTGGAAGCAAAAGCAATCTATGACCAAGCGAGATGCACCAATGGTTCAGTCTGACATTCAGGGTTATATCAGCCAAATTGATGGATCATGGATAGATTCCAAGTCCAAGCACCGCAATCACCTTAAACAACATGGTTGTATTGAGGTTGGCAACGAGAAACAGAGTACCGCAACACCAAAGCAAGACCCTAAACTTAAGCAACGCATCGCTGAAATAGCGTATGAAAAGCTTAGATACCGATAATCCGACAACTTGGAGAGCATTATGTCAGAGCTAGACCGTAGAGAACAATTAATGGCTGCAATGGAGCAAGCAGAAGATGGCACATTGGAAGCACCTGTAGAACGAGAAATTGAGGTGGATGATGACCCAATACGCAACGAAAAAGGACAGTTTGCTTCTAGAAAAAAGCAAGAAGAACCGTCAGAAGAAGAAACACAGGTTGAAGCTCAGGCTGATGAAGCGGTAGAAGAAGCCGTTGAAGAACCCCAAGAGTATGTGCCTACCGTTGCTCGCCCAACTACATGGAAAAAAGAGTATCTACCACTATGGGACAAGCTAGACAAGGGTGAAAACTTAACACCTGAAGAAGCTCGCAAGATGTTGGAGTATTCAACTCAGCGTGAAACCGAATACAAGAAGGGCGTATCTGCCTACAAAGCTGAAGCTGACAATGCTAGGGCTTTGACTGAAGCCATTAGTCCGTTTGTGCCTGAATTGCAGAAAAATGGCATTCACCCAGCTGCTTGGATCAACAATTTGGGTCGTGCTCACATGATTCTTTCCCAAGCACCATACCAACAAAAAGTAGAATTATTTAATAAGCTTGCACAAGATTACGGAATTGATTTAAACTCGGCTTATAGTGGTGAAAATACAACACAGTATCAAGACCCACAATCTGTTGCGTTGAAACAACAAATAGACTATTTGAACCAACAAGTTCAACAAGTTTCTAGTTGGAGAGAGCAACAGGAACAATCCGTTCTTATGAACGAGATTCAAAGATTTAGTAGTGATGTGGACAAACATCCACATTTTGAGGTGGTGCGTGAACAGATGGCTCAATTACTTGAGAACGGTTTGGCAAACGACCTTGAAACGGCTTATGCAAAAGCTGTGCGTTTGAATGATGAAGTTTGGCAGACCGAACAGAATAGACTTCTGAAACAGGCTACAAACCAAGCAAGTCAAGCACAACGAGTAGCCAAAGCCAAAGCTGCTGCGGTTAGTCCTAAGAGCGTTACCCCTAACACTCAGGCTGGAGCAACAGACAAAAAGGATAGACGGTCTATATTAGCCGAACAAATGGGCGAACTAGGCAGTCGTGTTTAATAAACTAAATTAAGGAAATATCATGGCATTCGCTAACTCAGCTATTACCGATATTATCGCAACGACTATTCAAAGCCGTAGCGGTGAATTGGCAGACAACTTAACAAACAACAATGCGTTATTGAAGCGTTTGAAGTCTAAGGGCAATGTACGCCCATTCTCAGGTGGTAATGTGATTCTTGAGGAATTGATGTACAACGATCCAAATACCAACAACGCTAACTCTTACTCAGGTTACGAAGTTCTAAACATTACTCCTGACAGCCCTATTTCTGCTGCTCAGTTCAGCATCACTCAGTATGCTGACTCAGTAACAATGTCAGGTCTTGAAATGTTGCAAAACTCAAGCAAAGAAGCAATCATTGACCTTTTAGATGGTCGTATGCAAGTTTCTGAAGCTCGCTTGCTAAACCGCATCGGTTCTGACATCTATGGTGACGGTACTGGTAACGGTGGTAAGAACATTACTGGTTTGGCAGCTGCTGTTCCTGATTCTCCAACATCAGGCACATACGGTGGTATTAACCGTGCAAACTGGACTTTCTGGCAGTCTAAGAAGTATTCTGGTACATCTGACGGTGGCGCAGCAGTTTCAGCTACTAACATCCAGAAGTATATGACTTCATTGGCTATTCAGTTGGTTCGTGGTAATGACAAGGCTGACTTGATCGTTGCTGATAACAACTACTACTCATTGTATGTTCAGTCACTACAAGCAATTCAGCGTATTACTAGCGAAGAATCAGCTGCTGGTGGTTTCGCATCATTGAAGTTCTACGGTGGTGGTACATCTGCTGATGTGGTGTTAGACGGTGGTGTTGGTAATGCTTGTACGGCTAACCATATGTTCTTCTTGAACACAAACTACATCTTCTTACGCCCACACAAAGAGCGTAACTTTGTACCTATCGGTGGTGAACGCCAAGCGATTAACCAAGATGCAATCGTGAAGTTATACGGTTGGGCTGGTAACTTGACTTGTTCTAACAGCTTCTTGCAAGGCGTGTTGATTGCTTAATTGCGGTCACATCCATTAACTTTTAGGAGAAAATTATGTCTTATAACATTACCCCAACCGCTGGCATTAACTTGGATGATGTAGTTAATACAAATCCAAACTCAGCTGGCACAGGCGTACCTGTAAACGGCCCATTGGGATCACAGGTGTTTGGTTCAGACGGCAAGCGTTATGTGCTAGGTGTTGCTGGTGCAGCTATTACTGCTTCTACAGCTACTTGCTCAATCAATGCTTCAACATTTGTTGTTACAGCTTCAGGCGGTACTTATGCAAGTCCAGCCGTTGCAGTTCCATCAGGTGCTTACGCATGGTTCGCTGCTACTAGCGTTTAAGTAACTTAAGTAGTAAACTAAGAGGGCGGTCTTAACGGACTGCCCTTTTTTCTTTTAACAACCTTAATCCCTTAAGGAGTATTAAATGGCTATTGAATCAGACATCCGTAATGGCGATGAGAACCTGTACGCTGAGTTCTACATCAAACCTGTAAAACAAAACTTTGCTTCTGAAGAAGCTGGCAGACCAATCTTTCAAGATGTTGTGTTTGTCAAAATCATGACCCCTAGTGACCAATTGACCCAAATTGACACGATTGCTAGAGAGGATCACAAAGCACGATTCCCAAGACAATGGGCTCACTTCCAAAACAAACAAGCTGGTCAGCAACAAGTTATTGGCACACCTGTGGGTGAATGGCCACAACTGACCGCTAGTGCTGCCGAAGAACTGCGAGCATTGAAATTCTTTACAGTTGAGCTAATTGCCAATGCGAATGATGGTCAATTGCAAAGAATTGGTATGATTGCTGGTATGTCACCTAACTCATTGCGTGACAAGGCAAGAGCGTTCTTGAACCTAGCCAATGATTCTGCTGAAGAAGCCAAGCGTGAAGCTGAAATTGCTGAACTTAAGGCACAAAATGAGCAAATCAAAGCTGAAACTGCTAAACAAATTGCAGAAATGCAAGAGCAAATGAAAGCTTTGTTGTTGATGGCTTCTGAAAAGAAACCAAAACGCAAAGTTAAAGAAGAAGTAGAAGAATAAATAAGGGGGTTCGCCCCCTTTTATTTTGTGCAGTAATTGTTATAATGAATAAAACCTTAATTACTTAGGGTGAAAACCACTAAAGTAAAGGATTTCTCATGTCATCTACGATGCTTCAATTGATGCAACAAACGACCACAGAATTAGGTCTTGCATCACCCACTTATGTTGCTGGTAATACTTCACAAGAGGTTGTGCAATTATTGGGCTTAATGAACGCTGCTGGATATGAGCTAACCAAAGAGTACGATTGGCGAGCAATGCAAAGGGAATATCGCTTTTATACCCAAGCGATTTCAACTACTGGCGATGCGATTGATGGATCATACGATATTATCAATGTGGCAAATACAACAGGTATTGTTGCCAATAAATGGATGGTTACAGGCACAGGTGTGCCACAAGATTGTTATGTTGTAGCGGTTGTTGGCTCAACAGTTACCCTAAATCAACCTCTAGAGCAGTCAGGCATTGGCATTACCTTTACTTTTGGTCAAACCAAGTACGATTTGCCACCTGATTACGAAGTTATTACTGACCGCACTCAATGGGACAAGACTAAACATTGGGAAATGCTAGGGCCAGAGGATGCACAACAATGGCAATGGCTAAAATCAGGCTATATTTCAACAGGCCCACGCATTAGATGGCGTATTCTAGGTCAATACTTCCAAGTATGGCCAATGATGAATACCCAAGAGTATTTGGGCTTTGAATATCGCTCAAGAGCATGGGCTGAATCTGCAACTGGCACACCAAAAAACTCATTTACTGCTGACACAGACTTAACTGTGCTTGATGACCGTATTCTTGTGTTGCTTACCAAGCTTAAATTCTTGCAAATCAAGAACTTTGATACAACTGCTATTTCACAGGATTATCAGCGTTACTTGAGCGTTGCTAAATCTAACGATAAAGGTGCTCCAAACCTATCATTTGCTCCTTACCCAAGCAAAGTGCTTATTGGTTACGCAAACATCCCTGATACTGGCTACGGAAGTTAATCATGACTGTACCTCAGAGAAGAAGTGCGGTTACAGCTTCAATCTCAGCCCCTTTAGGGGGTTGGAACGCAAGGGATTCATTGGCAGAAATGAGTCCTTTAGATGCTGTCACTCTAGAAAATTGGTTTCCAACACCATCAGATGTAACTCTTAGAAAGGGCTACACAAAGCATTGCACAGGCTTGCCGTCAGCACAGGCTGATAGCTTGATGAATTATTCAGGCTCAACTGATCAAAAGCTATTTGCTGCCGTAAATTCTGTTATTTATGATGTAACCACTTCAACACCTGTTAGCCAAGTCACAGGTCTTGGTAGCGATAGATTCCAACACATCAATATATCAACGGCTGGTGGTCAATTTCTTGTTGCTTGTAATGGCGTAGACCCAGTTCAGGTATATAACGGCTCTTATTGGTTCTCAATTGCAACTACAGGTACTGGTCAAACAATCAGCACAATAACTAGGGGTGGCACAGGCAACCTTACGGCAACATTGACTACTTCTACTGCTCATGGATTGGTAACAGGCAACCAAGTTGTTATCACAGGGGCTACAGAAAGCAACTATAACGGCACTTACAAGATAACTGTCACAGGTAGCACTACTTTTACCTATACGATGGCTACAGCTCCATCTGCTAATGCTACGGTTGTTGGCAGTTACACCCCAGTTGGTATTACAGGGGTAAATAGCAACACCTTTATCAATGTGAACTTGTACAAAGAACGCTTATGGTTTACGCAAGAAGATTCCATGAAGATATGGTATTTGCCTGTAGACTCAATTGCTGGTGCTGCTAGTGAGATTAACTTTGGTGGCATTGCTCGCATGGGTGGATTCTTGCAAGCAATGGGTACATGGACATTAGATGCTGGTCAAGGCGTGGATGATTACGCTGTATTTGTGACCAACATGGGTGAAGTCATGGTTTATGCTGGCTTAGACCCAGCAGACCCTAATAATTGGGCTTTGCGTGGCGTTTGGCAATTAGGTCAAACATTCACAAGACGATGCTTTTTTAAATGGTCAGGCGATTTATTGCTTTTAACCAAGGATGGATTGACACCTTTGGCTTCTGCTTTGCAATCTAGCCGTTTAGATCCAAGGGTAAACCTAACGGACAAGATTTACTATGCTATCAGTCAAGCTGCTAGTCTTTTTAGCACCCAATTTGGTTGGCAAATTAACTATTTGGCTGAAGCCAATATGCTACTTATTAATATTCCTACTGGCACAGGTTGGGAACAATATGTAATGCACAGTATTACAAAGTCATGGGCTAAATTCACAGGAATTAACGCTTCTTGCTTTGAAATCCATAAAGACAAGCTTTATTTTGGCGGTAATGGCTACATTGGTAAGTATTACGACTCTTTTGCTGATGATGGTCAAAACATCACAGGTTATGTGCAACAAGCTTATAACTACTTTGATAGCCGTGGTCAGCAGAAGCGTTTTACAATGGTTCGCCCTATTTTCTTGACCAACAATGGCACTCCGAATGTATTGGCTGGCGTAAATGTGGACTTTGATGTGCAAAACCAACTTGGTGCTGTGACATTCAATCCAACAAGCAACTTTGGTATTTGGGATGCAACGGATTGGGATGACTGCGTTTGGGGTGGCGGTAGTTTGACAGTTAGCAAAATATGGCAAGGCGTTACTGGCGTGGGTTATTCTGCTGGTATTGCCCTAAGTATTGCATCACAAGGTATTGAAGTGCATTGGGCATCAACAGATTTTGTAATGGAGCGTGGGGGAGTTATTTGATTACTACTGAGAATCAAGATTACTTGCGAGCATGG